GTATTTTGTACCAGCAACTGTTTCTGCTGAACTTGTTGATGTTATAACTTCTGTCATAGCATCACCAAAAACATCTGTTCCAGTTATTGTGCAAGTTTTTGCATTGTCCCCAGTTCCAGTTGTCGTAACAGTTACATTTCTAGCTTGACCACCTGCATGAGTAGTTTGTGCCATTGTCGCTGAAGTATCAGGTTGTGCTGCAGTTACCAATCTATCATCATCTGCTGCATTGGTATCACTTATCGTTAAGACTTTTACGTCTGAAATTCCCATGTAAATCTCCTTAAAAAATGTGGGGGTTTCCCCCCACTAGTTGGGGAAAAACTATTATATGTTCATCCATACAAGAGAATATTCTGTAGTAGCATTAACAGCCATTACCTGACCAATATTCACAAGTGTAGACCCTGAACTTGGTTCAACCGCTCCTGCAGTTGAATCTGACCTCATACAATTATGACCAAGAACTAAAGTACCCTCAGTTAATATTGCCTGTGGACCATATACTGTAAACCAACCATAATAATCAGCTGTCATATCAATAACTGTGCATCCTACTACCGAGCCTGCTTCTGCTGTAGGAGCAACAACTACTTGTGAGTATGGATTATGTATTAATGAAAGTTGTGAATTTGTTGTCAATGCAGTTACTAATGGGTCATATGTAGTAATAACAACAGATGGGTCATCTGAATGGTCATGTGCAGGGTTAGATTTTACCCTCATTGTCTGACCTTCACCATTTACGTCATTTACCCAGAGATAACCATCTGTATACTCGTTAAGAGTTAAGTCATTACCACCTGTTTCAACAGAAATAGCAGTTTCACCCGCCGATGTTGTTGCTGTTGCAGACATATTTAAATGATTTGAATCTTGAGCTTGATGTGCGACCAGCTTTCCTGCTGTAACACCACTACCCCCATTTAAACCATAACGATAAACATTATTTCCGTAATGAAGCATAGTTCCTAATGGAAATAATTGGGTAGAACTTTCTGCCCAAGGGTTTACTGTTCCATACTGACTACCGCCTTTACCTACGATAAGGTCGGATGGACCATAACCTGTAGCTGCGGCATATTGAATATGCCCACCACCAGTAGTGTAAATATTACCACTTGAATTAATGACAAAATTGTCTGTAAAAGTACCAAGAGTGCTACTTTTAGTTACTTGTTTAAATCCGTTTTCGGAGCGGACCGCACCGTTAAAAGTTGTATTAGCCATTTTAAATCTCCTTGTCTTGGCAAATGTCAGTTACACCATGTAACTGTCAAGGCTATTTTTATATACTACAATAAAATTAAGGGGGTAGCAAGTACCCCCTTGTAGTTTTTTATTTAGGCTCCTGGGGAACCAAAAACACCTAGAGGGTCAGATACGCCAAAGCTATATCTTTCTCTAGCCTTATACCTACTATTACCTGTATCAAAATCAGCATCCATTGATGTTGACATTGGGCTTCTAACAAAATGTTTTAAGCCATTAGGTACATCAGTTAGTAAGAACCAAGCATCTGTATCAGTTAGATAGTGGTTAATTGTATAACCCCCTGGAACTGAACCATTATTGCGTAGAGCATTAATGTCATTGTCAGCAGTTCCTACTCTACCTTCTGTCTCTAGCAATCTAGTTGCAACGAATTGCAAATTTGCTGGGACAACAAGTTTTTTAGGTCTTGCTGCAATTTTTAATCCTCTCTCATCTGTCCAGTCACTGATTTGGATAACAGCCGCTTCTAAAGAAGTTTCGTTTAAATCCGCAGCAGAGGAAGGTTCATTCGAGTTAGTTCCACCACTAACTAATGGGTGGGCTGTAGAACATAGTTCTAGTCCATCACCATATGTGTAGCTAGAAGAAAAAGCATTATTCAAAATTGATGCTGCTTTAACTTGCTTGGTATACGCCATAGCACGAGCAAGTGCTTTAGTATAACGAGATGATAATGAATCATACAAGTTATCTTCAATAGCTTCTTCAGTAATTGAAAAACCCATTGCCACTGTTTCGTGTGTATAGCGAGCTGTCCATGCTTCCTGTGCATTGTCATATTCGATGGCTGAGCCTTCGTTTTTGACTGGTGCTGCAGAAAAGCCTGACAACTTGGTTTCTTCTTCAAAAGAACGGTCAGAACTCTCTTGTTCAAAGATTTCTTTATGTTCTTCACCATATTTAGCGTACTCCATTCCAAAGAGAGCGTTCAACCCAGGAAGGAGTTCTTTTAATAATTGGGCTCTTGAAATTGCCATAGTTTATATCTCCTTATAGTCCAATTGGGTTTCTGTAAAAGTGTCCACCTGTAGTTGTATTAGGTGTAGCTTCCACATTATATGGTTCATTCCATTTAACAATAGCTTCTACATAGTTACCAGAACTATCTTTAGTGTCAGCCACTACATCAACAATTCGCATTGGTAATGATAAAGTAGTAGCTGCTGAAGCAGCGAGTACTCCAACCCCAGAATTACCAGTAGTGGTACTTCCAGAATTTTGTACTAACGGTACATTGTTTCCTACAACAGTTCTACCATAGCCAGCTACAGTTGTACCAGAAGACACCATAGCCACTTTAAAAAGGACATCAGGGTCATCAACTATGTACGCCATAATATCAGAAGCTGCAGTACTTGCAGGAAAATATTGTTTAAATGTTATTTGACTTGTATTCGGGTCAGTAAATGTGCACCCTAAAAACACACCAAGAGGAGTAGCGGTAGTAGTACCAGTATCTTTCGCTATAGTACCATCGTTAACTGGTTTGACAACATCTCCATTAAAAATAGATGTGCCATAGCCAGATGCGATTGGCATTTGACGAGTAGAACCTGAATATACCTGACCGCCTATCAAATTGATAGGTTTTAACCCGTAAGGGGCATCAACGGTTGGATAAGCCATAGTTATTCATCTCCTTATAAAGCTTATTAATTGTTACCTTTTCCAAAAGTGACCTTTGACTGCCTATCATTAAAAAGAGGCATACGAGGGTCATTTTCCCGCATAAGGTTGTTATCAACTGATTTGATTTGGGCTTCTGCTTGTTCTTCAAAATACCCATTTCTCTCATCAACTGCTTCTTGTGGAATCTTACAAAGCATTAAACCACCAATTACAATATTGTCTTTGAATTTCTCATTCTCAACAGTAACCATTGTAATCTCTGGATGGTCTGCAGCTTTTACAGGTTCCCAACCTTGACGGAGTTTCGAGGAAACATTAGTAGGGTCAATCTGTCCTTGGGTACTTACTCGAACCCATCTAAAAACATAACCATCTTCAGGATTAGGCGAAGGCAGTATTTCTGGTCTTTGCCATGATTTCCTTTTAGTTGTTTCTTCACGTGTTGTTTCAGTACGATTTATACGATTTTCAGCCATTATTCTTTCCTCATTTCTTCTGCAACCTTTTTGGCGTAAAGTTCTAAGGGAACGCCAAGCCTTTTAGCTATACTCACTTGTGTTTGTGTTAACTTCACCTTTTTGGGTGAAGTACTTCTAGTAGCAGGTGCTACTACACTTGATTGTCGCTTCGGCTTTTCAGTTTCCGTTTCTATATTTTCCGCACCCTCAAAATTTTCAGGGAACAATTTTCGCATACGAGAGTTTATTGTTTCATAGTACTCGTCAGTTAGAGCATAATCTGCTCCATTTTGTTTAACAAGTTTGCTATGCAATCCCAAAGCATAACTTGTCATTTCGTCATCTGACCCAAACCAAGGATTGTTTTTCTGCCAATCATGGGCTTTTTCGTCAGCTTTAGGAGTTGGGATGTTCTCCTTATTCTGTTGTACTGCATTATCAGAGTCTTGTAAAGTAGGTATTTTAAAATTATTTAACTTATCAGACCTAATTTTAACAGCAGTTAACTTTTCTTGAGCTGCTACAACAGCTTCTGAGTCTCCAGCGTCATATGCTATTTTATATTCGTTTTTAGCATCTTCTAACTCTTTTTCTGTTGATTTTTTAGCCTGCTCAAGCATAGCTGTCTGGTTTTTAGTTTGAGTATCTTTCAGCTGTTTGTTTTCTTCAACAAGTTGTTGAGCTAAACGTTCAAGTTCTGTTTTTTCACGAAACGCTGCTTCTTTTGCCCTACGTTCATCGTGATACCCTTTACTAAAATGTTTTATCCTATTCCGAACTTTATCAGAATATTCTTCAAGTTCTTCATCAGTAACATCTGCTGGAGGGTCAGAAGGTTTACGATTCCTATCAACTTTAGGAACATCGTTAACAACTTCAACCTCTAATTCATCAGTTGCTTCTACTTCTTTTTTGGTCTCCCTCTTTTCTTTGTCTGGTTTTTTGCCAGAAAGGTCAACTTCGACAGCACTAGATTTTTCAATCTCAATATCATCTTTTTTATCTTCTGTATCATTTTCCACCTCATCAGGAAATTTATATTCTACTTTTTGCATCGCCATACCTATCTCCCTAATACGCTCTAATTATGCCATTAGGATTAGTAACTACAGCTTCTATAGAATCATCATTCATAAGTCTGTACTCAACTTCACCTACTTTAAATCTAGTACCTGTATTGGCACGAAACATAACATAATCTCCTGCTTTACACCAAGGTCCTGTAGGAAACCTGTCTTTATCATTATAAGCTTGGTCTCCCATATCTAATACAAGCCCTATTATAGACATAACATATTGAAGCTTTTTTTCTTTTTCTGTTTTTAATATGCTACTACCTTCATAACTATCGGAAACTTGTGGTAAAGCAACTAATACACGATACCCTACGGGTTTTGGTATATTAGCTTCTTCGCTATTATCTCCTGTTATTCTGTCTAAAAGTACTTTACTAAAGTGGTCATATTGTTGTGTAAATTCTTTAGGTATCACAACATTTTCACTATATTTAAAATTAGTCTGCATTTTCCAATTTCTCCTGTTTACGCACAAGGTCATCTATTATTGAGATACTGACTCCTAGACCTCGGATTAAGCCAGTAACTTCCTTATATTGGGCGTAGTCTTTCGGTCCGCCACTTGTAAGAAACTGTATTGAAGATTTTCTTTGTTCTTCTAATTGTTGTTTGAGCACGTCAAAAACGGTTGTAGCCATAAATTATCCTATTTCCCCTTTATTGTTTTTAATACTTCTAATTCAAGTTTATTTTTGTTAGTTCTAGCGTCATCCTCCATTTTAGCTCCTGCTTTTTGAGCATCTATAGCGATTTCAGCTTTATTAAGTTTTAGTTGTTCAGTTTCCAGTCTAGCATCGACCATATCTTTTTTAGCCTTTCTATCCTGTTCCTGTTTCTTAATTGCAGTGTCAGAAGCATCTTTTTGGGTCTTTCTTTGTACTTCTGCCTGTTTAATATCAAGCTCTTGTTTCTTCATTTGCATTACAGGGTCTTGAGCCTGTTGTTGAGCCTGTTGTTGAGCCTGTTGTTGCTGATGTGCTTGAGTAAGCTGTTGTCCTGCATCTGCAACAAGTCTGGCAAGATTAACCTCTATATCCTCTGGTAATTCCTCATCAGGTGGAGGTAGAGGTGCTCCTAGACGTTCTTCTATCTGTTTACGATAGTTAAACGCTAAATGTTCAGCAATATGTGCTTGCAGTGAAGCCATTATTTGCTGTGCCTGTGGGTTTTGCCCTATCATTTGAGCAATGGCAGGGTCTTGCATAAACGCTGTATGAGCCTTAATATGAGCATCATGGTCTTGGTATATAAATGCTCTCATAGGTTTTCCAGTTAATGCGTTCATGTTTTCGCTTACAGGGTCTGCAGGTTTTAGGTCCTCTTTCGTAGGTACAAGTTTATCTGCGTTTTTTACACCTAAAACCTCTATCATCTGACGATGAAGTTGTTTTAAATCATATATTTGTGGTGCAGCTTGAGACATTTGTAGTACTGCCTGATACTGCACGACTCTTTGAGCCATAGTAGAACTATTAGGGTCACTAACAGGAATAACTTCTACTAATGTATAGTCTGCTTGTCTAGCACCTACTTCCCCTCTTTGAGGTTGGTATGAATACTCCATCGGTGCATATTCTGCTATTATAGCCTTAAGAAGTTTAAACTCCTGTTTCATTGCATAATGAACACGAGCCTGAACTGCTGCCATAGGCTTTAAAGTTCTTTCAAGAAGTGCCAATGTTGTACCAACTGGAGCATTAGCAGACATATCAGATATGTTCATATCACTAATAGCACCTAATCTTCTACCTTCAGAAGTAATATTATTAAGTAAATTAAACAGAGTCTGACTAGGTTCTTTATAAGGTAATGGCATTATATTATCACGAATACTACCTGAAGGGACATCTACATCCTTAAATTCCCCAGGTTCTATAGGTGCGTCATCACCTTTTATTCTTAACCCTCTGGATTTTAGACCCCCAGGAAGATTAGCAAGTGTACCTGCGTCAACAAGTTGTCTTATAATAGATGTACCTGCACGTGCATACCCACCTATAATATGTATTAATCCAAGCCCATAAAAGCCAAATCCTGGGACATAAACATAATGTACAAAATGTTGTTGCTTAAGAAAAAGAGGGTCTTCTGGGTCCCAATTTCTACGAACAGCAAGAATTTCGCCACTTCCACGCTCAATACTTACCACATAAGGTTTAGCTATCTCATCATCTGAATCATCAATACCATCGATAACCAAATCAGCATGTACTTCGTATATTGTGTATCTGTCATCATCAGTAAGAGAATATCCGCCTTCTTCTGCCTTTCTTTCTTCTATATCTGTATGAAAGGGCTGTGGGTCACCTAAATCGTCTAATTCTCTATAAAAACCACCTGCCTGTAGCTTCTTAAGTTCATTTTTAGTTTTACGCATTATATGCGTAACACGTTCTGCTGTTTCTATATGAGATGCCCCATAAGGCACAATTACATCTTCTGCGGGTATATATACAGAACACTGCCTACCCATATTCGGGTCATAATACACTTTTTTAAATGCTGAACCTGCCAGTCCTAAACTATATAAAAGTCTTTCATGTTCAGAACGGTATTCTACCATTCGTTCTGTTAATTCATAATTCATATCTGCTTTTACACGAACAGCAGCTTCTTCTTTCTCTTTTGTTTCATCACCAAGTATTTTTGTCTTTACAGGTCCCATTGCAGGAAATGTTTCACTCATTGTTTCTGCCTGAAATCTTATAGCAGCTTCTGCTAACACGTTAGAGTATACTCCACAAGCTCCTTCCCAGGGGTCTGTTCGTTCTTCATATTTAAACCCTAGAACATCTAAACCTTTTACAAAGGTATCCGCCCAATCTCTTCTACTTTCTATATCTGCGTCTACAAAACCTAATACATCAGAAGAAAGTTCATTTAAAACATTTTCTTCCAGTTCTTCAGCAAGATTAACATCAAAACCATTCTCTTTAAGTTCTTTTCCTGGGATTAAAGTAACTTCGACACTACCATCATCCAGAGTAACCATATCAGGATTGACAATATCTATTTCTAATTCGGCTTCAGGCATTTTACCGTTTTTCTGTATTTCTTCTTCCAACCCTATTGGAGCTGGAGCAATTCCTTTTTCTATAGCCATATTTTATCCTTTAATAATATCCCTGACCCCGTCTTTTAAAATAAACAGTTTCTTCAGGTTCGTCATTTGGTAGTCTTATAAATCCACCTTGTCTAAAACGCATGAGTGCCATAACAGTTGAATCGACTAAGTCATCGTGACTCATAAAAGGAAATCCTGCGATTTCTTCAATAACTTCTTCTGCCCACCGAGTTTCTGGAACCCAACACAATCCAGATGATACCATATCTGACACAGAGTTCAACCTTGCTAATTTATCTCCTGAACCTCTGTGAGGAGTATATTCCTGAATTGGTAATCCCATTCTACGCATTTCTTGATATAATGCTACCCCTGAATTTTTTTTCTCAACAATAAACGAATCAGGGTCCCATTCATTATACTCCTCCATTGCCAGTTCTTTTAGCTCTGGAAACTCCATTCTTTTCTTAATGCTGTTTAATAAGATAATGTTATAAGCGTTTGTTTCTTCATTAAAAAATACACCCCAAGTAGTTAATGCTGTAAAGTCAGCACGATTATGAGTTTCTGCTGCGGCATCTAAAGACATAATAATATATTCACAGGTAGGAGGGTTCTCTTTTTTCCATAATTGCCACCATTCTCTTTTAACAAGGGCGGCTTCTTCAGCTGTTGGCTCCTGCATATATTGTGCGTTCCACTGAAACACAGGCATAGACGCTTTAGTACGAAGAAGTGCGTCTAAATCAAAAAATTCAGACCACAAGGGTTTTTGCTCTTCTTTTTTAGTTTCTTTATTGACTGTACTTAAAATAGCAGGAAATTCGACAACCTCATACTGGTCTGACCTTTCATTCTGGGTCATATCCCTAGTAACACGCCCTGTTAAATCATCCATGTGCCATCTTGTCTGTATTATAGCCACACGACCCCCTGGCATAAGACGAGTACGAGCACCGAAAGTAAACCATTCATATGCTTTCTCAAAAACACTAAAATTTCCATTTATAACATCCTGTTCGGAATGTGGGTCATCTACAAGAAGTAAATCAGCACCACGACCAGCGAGAGCAGAGCCGATACCACAAGCATAATATTCGCCCCCAAAGTTAGTATTCCATCTTCCTGCAGATTTTGAATCTACAGCAAGGCTTACATTAGGGAATATCTCTTTATAAGCATCCGTAGAGATTAAATTACGTACTTTTCTACCAAAATCAACCGCTAAATCTGTAGTATGTGATACCATCATTACTTTTTTGTTAGGATTCCTACCTAAAAACCATGCAGGGAACATAATAGACACTAATTGTGATTTACCATGACGGGGTGGTATGTTAACACAAATTCTATCTTTATTACCCTGCTCAATATCCATTAATAAATCACCTAATATCCTATGATGCTTACCAACTATATAATCATCCTGCATATGCTTACAAAACTCTATCAAATCGTTATAAGTTTTATCTACACGCTTCCTTTTACCAAGTTCATCTACTATTTTATCTATTTCTTTAACTTCTTCGGGTGAATATAGGTCTAGATTATCCAACATTTGCTGAATTTCTATATCCGAAAAATCTACTGCGGTTTCAGGCATCTTTTATGCCTAACTCTTCATCAACATTTAGTGATTCCCCATCTATTATCACAGCTTCCTGCACAGTATCCTCAACTTTTACTAAATTTTCAAGCTTTTGTTTCAGTTTATTGCGTAAATCATCAGTAGACTGGTGCGTTATAGTAACTTCTGACTTTTCAGCAAACAATCCGACATCAGAAATCTTACCTAAAAGCTCCAAAGCCCTTATTCTAACCTTTGGGTCAGGGTTTTCGGTCTCCAATAACAGCTTATTAGTTACCAAATGCCTTACATGAACAGCACTTTGCACAACAGATTGTCCAAATTCCTTTAAAATATTGTTAGTTAACACCAAAGAAGCAGGTGTAAGTGCTGCCATCTTGTTATTTGTTGCTTTTTTTGAGGTTTTATCAGGGTTTTCTGCATACGCTACTGTTAATTTAGCAGCAACATCTTTATCTTCAGCATCAGGATTTAGGTCAAGACCGTGCTTTGACAGCTCATTAGCTGTATTTTTTGAGGCTTCTGCACGAACTCGTAAATCCATTTCTGGTAAGTTCGGTTTTAACTCCACGCCCCTTTCAGGTTCTGCGGTTATAGTCATGTTAAATAGTATATACACGAAAAAAATTTTTTTACAAGTAGTTATGGGACTCCTATGGGGGGGTCTTCCTATATAGAGGGGGGTGGGGGGTCAGATTTGAGAATTTTACAGAAAGTTCGTGGAAATTAGTAATATAGAAGAAGAGATGGAACCAAAGAGACCAAAGGGGTCATGGGGGCAGGGTAGGGCAAGCGATACCAGTTTTTACTATGTTAGTGTATCCCTAACAATAAAACATAATAAAAAGTTATTATTTACAATGGTAGTATATACAATTCAATAAAACTATGTTCTTATAATAATTGTCGGTAGGGAATTTCTCCCTTTTAATTCATAACGACTTCTTTAAAGAAAGGGTTAACAATGGTTAA